GAATTGGAGACGGCGGTCGATGCCGACCAGGAGCCGGACACCTGCACCGCGCCGTCAACCGCTGCCTGCACGTTGAAGTCGAAGATGGCGGTACCGAACCAGTACTGACCGTTCGTGCTGGTCGACGGGTACAGGTAGAACTTGCGTGCCACCCCGTCCACGGCGGCCGTGTAGAACTGGTTGGTGCCGTCGTCGTAGAACCCGGAGTAATCCCCCGAGGCGTCGGGGAGTCCGGCCACGTACACCTTGCCGGTGTCACCGAACCCGGTCACCTCGATCTTGTCTGTCGCAAAGTTGATCGACCAGTTATTGAGGAACGTGATCGGCTCAGCGGTGCCGGCCGACGTGATGTTGCCGTAGAGGCGGCCGTTGCGCCCGGCGATGCGTGCCATGTCACTGTCTCCTGATGGGGGTGGTGGTTGGGAGGCGGTTTAGGCGGCGGTCTTGACGGGTGCCGTGTCCAAGAATTGGAGTAGGCGACGGGCTGTGTTCTGGAAGGTGCGGTCGGCGATCGCTTTGCGGGCAGTGTCCGCGGCGTCTAGGCGTGGCTCGTCGTTGGCGAGCCACCAACGCAGGTCGGCGGAGAACTGTTTCGGCGATTCGATCAACGGCAGGTCGGGAAACAGTTCGTCCCCCTCGGCCCTCGGGTCACGGAAGAAGAACGTGCCGCACGCGGCGAGCTCCACCTCGCGTGGCCCCATCGCCCACCCGTCCGCGTGCGACCCTTCGGAATGCTCTTTGCGGTACAGGTTGAGCGACACTTTGGCTGTGCGGTACAGGTTTGCGGTGTCGGCGTTGTCGATGCAGTAGCCGCGGTCATGCATGAGGAGCGGCATCAGCGGCGAGTCGTCCTCAACCTGTTTCCACTGGCCCGCTAACGTGGCGTTGATCCCGGTCCAGTCGACCTGTTCAAGCCATTCGATGCGCGACGGGAACCCGGTGCCAACGAAAGCGAAGTCGTGCAGGTACTCAAAGGGGACGGGGGCGGGGTGGTGGATGTCGGGGTCGTACGAGTGGGGCAGGTAGAACGTGCGCTCGTTGACGTCGGTCCGGAACTTGTCCAGGTTGGTGGGGTCGTTCAGGATGACGGTGTCGGCATACCTGGCGCCACGCGCCTGCCGATCATCCTCATACGGCGACTCCGTACACCAGTACACGACATGATGCGGCCGTCTGGCGAGCACCCCCCACATCTTCGGGGGGATGAAAAACCCCGACACGATCACCACGACGTCGGGCCACCACTCGTACAGTGCCGCTTCGACACCGATGGCGGCCATGTCGATGGCTGCTTCCTGCGAGAAGGTGCGGACGAACTCGCCGTCATCCAGCCGGACATGGGCACGGCCGTAGAACTCGAGCCGGTCCGACAGGTTCAACTCGGCGACATCACACCCCGCCTGCCGCAACCCTTTAAGAATCCCTTTGTGGACATCCGCAACGCTGAAATCAACGCCGGGATGGACGACGAGTACTTTCATGCGAACACGGCGACGGGGAGACGGCACCAGATGATCGTCCGACCATCCGCCGTCACTTCCTCACCGAAATCGGTTGCCGGCTGCACGTCATGCGCCTCGAGCGCCAAGATGGCATCCACCGCCGCCTCGAGCAAGGCCGACAGTTGATCGTCCGACGAGTCGTCTTCGACCGTTTCGACACCGGCGAACACGTCGATCACATAGTCGCGGAGGTCGCCCATCGCCGGTCGGACATCCATTGACTGCGGCCACCCGACAAGGCTCGCGGGGAACTGCAGGTTGGTTTGGCGGCGCTTGTAGGTGGTGGCGAGCCCGATGCCGTCGAGGACGTCGTACAGGTCGGCGCGCGCGGTGGCGAGCGTCATCCGGCAACCCCGATGACACGATCTTGGCGGGCGTACGGCTTCAACAGCCCTTCTGCGGTGAACGGGCGTTGCAGCGGGGAACCGGGCAGCCCGATGTCCAAGTTGGGCGGGGTCATGCCTCCCGGTACGGCGACCTCGTACATGAGTCGGTTGGTGAGCAGATGGGTGGCTTCGGTGACCGCGTCGGGCACGGCCGCCCATCCCCACTTCGCGGTGACCTTGACGGTGCGCCGGCGCGCCCACGGAAACGCGAGCGTCCCGATCGCGGTCAGGGTTTGGGTGGGCCAGCCAGCCTGGCCGTCGACTCCGATCCCGTTCGCCGGATCGGTCTGATAGTCGGTGGTCGTCCAGGCGGTGGTGTAGGTGCCATCATCTCCGTCGTCTACGGCGACCGCCGTGATTTCGTAGGCGTCATCAATCCACACCTGCCCACACGAGGACGGGCGGAAGTAGCGGACGGTCGCTGCACCCACATGCGGAGCGAAGGAGCGGTGACAGATCGCGTCAACCTTCCGGCTCGCAGCGGTGATGTGATCACCGATCCGGTCATCCTTGTCGGTGATCGTGATCCCATGCCGCGCCTTGAACGCCGGGACAGTGATGTAATCAGTCATGCCACCCCGCTTTCCCGAGAACGGACCGTCACCTGGCCGTCGGCATCCATCGACAGATCAACGGAAAGCCCTAGTTGCAGGAGGATCGGGACATGCACCGCGACCGCTTGCCACGACCCGCGGAAGGCAGGGCAGGCGTCAACGTCAACGGTGCCGCAGTGGATCGTCTCTACCGTCACGCCACAACCTTTCGGATCACACCAAGCCCGTAACAGCCCTCGACATACTCGACCGTGAGCCCGTGGAGGGTGCAGTACTCGTCTACCGCCGCCTTAACCGGGAACGTCGGATCCTCAGGCGGGGCGCCGTCGGGTGTCTCTAGTTCGGTGTCGTGCAGCAGGATGACCCCGCCCGGCTTCACCTTCGGGCCGTACACGCCGAGCTCGTGCAGGGTGTGCCGGTAGTGGTGCGACGTGTCAATGAACAGCACATCACAGTCGGGGAGTTCGTCGGCACGGGCGATGTCGTCGCCGAGGAGGAACGTCCACTGTGCATGCCCGTGCCACGGCACACGCGGCCGGGCGATGTCCACCGAGTAGACGTGGCCGCCATGCAACTCGACCGCCGCCAGAAACGCCGCGGTCGAGTTGCCGGACCTCACACCGAGCTCGATGACGACGCTGTCACCGCCTGATGCTTCTGTATGCAACTGTGGGAGATGTTGGACGATGTCTGACGCCATCCAGCACCGCATCTGGTATTCGTCTGCGGCGCTCATTGTTCGCTCGCGTGCGGCCGGAACGTGACTAGCTGCCGGTCCCATAGGGTGCCAGGCATGAGCCGGACGTCGAGGGCGTGCCAACGCACCACGTTGGGCCACGAAATCTGATCTTGGTAGGTCCAGATGGTTTGCTCGTTCAGCCAGGCGTCTCCTGCACGCGACGCATGTTGCGAAGCCCGCCACGTCATGCAGCCGGTCGCCCACAGCCCGAACCGGCGGGGGTGGCCGCGGGACAGGTAATGGGCTGCCTGTGCCTGCACGGGCTGCGTCGCATACTTCGGCATGCCGGCGGAAACCTCTGCCTCGGGTTCGATGCATGACCGTTGCGGATGGTCCCACTGTGCGACGTCACCATTACCGAGGGCGGCGACGCAGACCGTTGCGAAGTCGGGACGCATGATGATCGCGGAGGCATCCAACCAGATGACGATGTCGGTTTCGGCGTACAGGTGGGGGTGACACTTCGGGATCTTGGCCGCCATCCTCGGGTGGAGGTGATGCCGGTACTCGACGACGGATTCCCACGGTTCGGGGATGGCGCACAAGCCGTCGTTGACCATGATCCACCGGACATCGGTGTCCTGCACCGGAGGGACAGCCGGCGTGTCGTAACCCCCGTAGCAAGCTGAGACGACGGTGATCATCACGGACCCCGCAGTGCCATGATGAGGGCCACGACGCCGGCCACGAAGCAGATGCTGAGCAGAACCAGTAGCGGCACCTCTGCGGCTGTGACTTCGGCGATCATGCGGCCACCGCCAACGGATGCGACCGGTACGACATGACGGTGTCGATCAGGTCGGCGAACTCGAACTCGGGATGCCACCCGAGCCGCGACCACCCTTCACCCTCCGCCACGATGTGCGTCGGATCCTCACCGCGACGCATCGGCAGAAACCGGACACCCGAAGACGATTCGGTGATGTCCAA